AAATTCAGAAGAGAAATTTAATTGATTGTTTATTGCGTCTAAATCTTCAACACTATCAGCTATTGCCATTTGATAGTTAATCTCATCAATTATTCTAGTATCAGATATTTTTTCACCTTTAGCATAAAAATCTAATAGCACTTCATATTGAGTTGAGTTTATAGATTGAGCTTTAAACATATCAGTTATGTCATCTAAAGTAGGAAGATTCTCAACATCACCTAAAGTATTATAATTATTAATACTATCTAGTATTGAAGCAAAATTTTCTATTTTTTGCTCTTGATCTTGTTTTTCTAAAGAACCTTCTTTTAAATCTTTTTGAATTTGTTTGCTAATAAATTTAGTTCTAACATCTTCTAATATGCTTTCACCTTTAGCTTTTCCAAATTCATCAATGATTGCTTGTTTGTTTTCTAAAGTAGCCAATCCTCCAGTTTCTTCTGCATTAAATAATATTTGATATTCTCTAACTAATTTTTGTTTTGCTTTTCGTTTATCATTAAAACTTTTAGGATCGTATCTTGAGCTATTTTCAACATTGTTAAACCAATTATCTAATTTTGAATTACCAATATAACTTAAATTACCATCAGATGAAGCTGCATCTAAAACATAACCATTCAATTTTTCATCATCAACAATGTAATTTTTTTGAATATGTCTTAAAGCTATTTCACCTTTTAACTTAGGATATAATTTAATTTGTTGGTCTTGCAAAAATCTTACAAAACCATTTTTAACTTCTTTATTAGAATTTCCAATTATATCAGTAAAATTTTTTTCATTAAGACTATCTAAAAAAGTTTTAGCATCAGCACTTTTGGTGCTAAAATTATATTTAGCATACTCATTTGTAATCTTAGGAAGAGCTTTAAGAGTTAAATCGTGTAAGTCGTTTCTATCTTCAATCTTCTTTTTTAGTTTTAACTCATCCATAACTGGTTTTGTTAAAGCATTAAATCCTTGTTCAACCATTCCTCCAATTTGAAATACTGGTAAAGCAGCAGCAGAAATTGGTGTTCCTTCAAATGGTGCAGCTTGTCTATTTGATCTTTCGATTTTAATTTTAGCCACCTAACAAGCTCCCATAAGCATCTTTATTTCCAATTCCTTTTGCAATACCAACTCTATAAGCAAGCTCACCTTTAAATGCTTCACCTCTTCCTTTAGCTTCTGTTAATAAAGAACGATTAACTTCGTTTTGATAAGTAACTTGAGAATTATAAGTTGCTAAAGCTAAATCAAAATCATTTTCAACTTCTTGCTCTAGCATCATTAAATAAGGTGTTTCACCTACTCTATCTATATCAACGCCACTTTTTAAAAGATTAACTAAAAGATTACTTTTGTTTCTTGCGTAAGTTTTTATTAATCTTGGTTTATTTACTGTTTCAAATGTTTTTAGTTTTATTTCAGCGTTTCTTTTTTCAATACGAGATTGTTGATTATATAAATCTCTATTATATCTTCCTACTTGTCTTGCTGCATATCCACCTAAAATATCTCCAATGAATGACATTATTTAAAAATCCTCGCTAATTGATAATAATCTGAACCATCTGGTCCATATTGTTTTTTTAATCCTTCAACTTCCATGCCTAACCAAGTAGCAAATCTTACTCCTTGTTTAAATTCGGATTTAACGGATGTTTGTAATCTTTTAATTTTATTTTTTTTGCACAATTCTTCTGTAATAATCTTCATACTTTTGGCTGCTAAAAATTTCATTTCAAAAATATTTTGTGATGCCATCACCCAGCCTTCAGCTACACCTTTCCATAAAACAACAAGACCAATTGCAAAAACTGGTTTATCATCCATAAACATTGTGAAAGCATTGCCAGGTGTTGAATAATTGCATATTCTGTTATCTTTATAACCAGCGTCTATTTCCATAAGCTTATGGTTCATTCCATAGCTTACGATTTTGTCTACATCAGACCTCTTAAAAGGCTTTAATTTACTAACCATCCGATATTACAAAAGTTGGATATAAAGCTAATAATGACATAGGCAAAGGTTGATCTTGTTTTACAAATATAAATCCATCTGAATTATAATCATCGGTAAATTCAACTGTTTTATCTCCAGCTAATAATGTTGAAACTGGATTATCCATATCACTTGATGTTGTTCTAAATGATACGGTTTCAAGATTTGTTAAACTTGGTCCACATTTTACACCTACGGTATTAAATAATCTTAATACAACTTTTGAAATTCTTTTTACTTTTCCTTGTCCTGTTCCTTCGGCAGATCCTCCTTCAATTCTCATTGTCTGAAGAATGGAATTATAACCTAATCCAACTCTAACTTTTTTAGCACTTCTATCTAAAGTAATAGCGCCACTTGAAACTATTTTATCAGCATGAGTTGAACCATCTGCTAATATTTGAACGGTTTGACCTTCAAGGTGATCTAATCCTGTAATGGATGTTGTAGCAGTTCCATCATAACTTAATCCACTATCTACAAAATGAAAATCTGTTGCTGTAGTTTCGTCAAAATCAAAAACTGAAAAAACTTCTACATATCTTCTTGTAGATCCATTAATAATTCTTTTAACAATTACCCAAAGTTCATCTTCATTTAAAGTTCCTGAAATAGAAGCTACACTTTCAACAATTGGAAAACTCTCACTTTGAACTGTAAGTCTATCTGTATCAAAACTTTTTACACTTAAAAATCCTGTAGCTTCATGCGAACTTTCTCGTACTGTTATTATTGCTGCTGCTGGATTAGCAACAGTAAAATCTGCATGAGTATTAATAGCAGTAAAAATATTATCTGCTGTTGTATTATTATTAGTTTCAGTTTTAAATTCATCTGTTCCAGCAGTTCCTGTTGTAGAAGTAAAAGTAACTTCTTCGCCATCTGATTTTGTAAATGTTAATTTTGTTCCTGTTGCAATATTTGAATAATCTGAAACCGTTACTGTGCATTCTTGTCCAATGCCTCCAACTTTATGTCTTGACCATGCAACAACATTGTCTGATCGTTGATAAGTTAAGCAAGCTAGAACTCCATCGTCTCTAACGCACCATAAATTACTATCTGGTGATTGTTGATACGACATTTCATTAATTCCACTATCTGTAACAGTTTCATTTAATATTGTGAGGTCAGGTGCTGTATAACCATCAACATCAAAGTCATAAGCTAATTCTCTAATTTTTCTTTTTGCTCTTTGTAAAAACAAAGTAGCATTTCCAGCTGGAACAGCATCAACAGTTGAACTTCCATAAGAAGATTGTTTTTTAATAGTTACATTACTTGGTGTAACAGCGGCATCAGTTCCATCAGCACTAACTGTCCATTCACCACCAGAGGTTCCAACTATTAAAGTTCGGACAGCCTTTAAATATCTAATTGCGTTTACTTGATTTGAAGCAATTGTATAGATCATGGCGGAATCTGCATCTGTACCAGCAGTCATATTTTCATAATCACCAGATTTAGAAAAATATAATGTTTGCGGTTCGTCAGTTGTGCCAGCGAATACCAGGCGTTGTTCAAAGAAAGATACAGTAGTGTCAGAAAAAGCTCCTAATGAAAATGCTGCTGTTGCATCCGTATTAGTAAAAGCTTTTGTAATTGTTACTACTACAACTGTTGTATTGGTTCGAGCTGTTATTTTTGCTTCACCACTATTAAATTTTAATATTCTGCCTACGTCTGTAGTTTGAAAACCATCACCGCTATTAATTCCTGTAGTTGCAGATGCTGTAATATTGACACCAGCTCCAGTTCCTGAAGAAGCTGGAGTGAGTGTTGTTGCTGTAGTATTAGTAGATAAATAAGGTCCAGTTTCTGCAAAATCTACTTCTGATAATGTCCAACTCGTATGTCCTGTTCTTGATAATTTTGAAACTTCGTGAGAACTATGAGTGATGTATAAAACATCTGCTGATTGTGCAAATTTTAAATCTGGTAATTGAGCTGTCGTATAGCTGGTTGTTATTTGATAAATTTTATTAGCAACTCCTCCAGAAGAATAAGCAGTGTAACCAGATGTATCAACATTATTTCCATCAACATCATTTAATTCAAAAGTATTTGTAGTTTTGTTTGCAACTTTAAAAGTTTTAGTATTAACTTCCGTCATTCCTACTACACTAGTTATAATTACAAAATCACCATCGGAATAACCATGAGAAGTGGCTGTAACAACTCCAGGATTTGCTGCTGTTAATCCTGATATAGTTACATTGCTTTCGGTTATCTGACCTTTGTCTTTAAAAAATCTTATATATAAATTTCCAAACTCCAACATATAAGTTTGAGTTGTTGAAAATTCAAAAGGTATTAATCTTGTTTTAGCTGAACTATCTTTAACTTCAGAAATAAATTGAGTGCCAGGTCTCCTTGTAGAAGCTCCTTGTGGATGCACCAACATATTTTCCATTGTTTTACATCCTGAAGAATATTTTTCAAAATCTGTTCTACCATCTAACTTTGCAGAAAATTCTCCTGATACAAAACTACTTAATGCTAATGTCGTTCTTGGCATATTTCTTTTTCCAAATTTCCTTTTGAGTTAAACCTACTTCGTCTTTTTTTTCTTTGGTTCTATGATGTATTTCGTTTGAATTAAATGTTTCAACTAAAGCGTAACGACAGATTTTTTCAGTTCCATCGTTCCATTGAAAATGTAATAAATATTTTCTTTCTGTATAATTTCCAATTACTCCTGGATCAAATGCTGTTAGTGTCATTACAATCTAGCATCAGTAAATTCGTTAGCCTCAACTGTATCCAAGCTATTTTCTGTAGCATCTATAAATCTTGCTTCTCTTAATCTTTCATCAGCTCTAGTTAGATAATTATTTGCTAACGTAGCATTGTTTGTTATTGGATATGCTAAATCTGCTGCTAACTGGTGGCTGATTGCCTCTCTTAAATAAGCATCATAATTATTAGGATCGGTATCTAAAGCAACATAAACGAGATACACAGTTGTCTGATTGGTTACTATATTTTTTCCTTCGACCTTATATTCTAAATCAGCAGCTATACTATCTGTAGTTCCATTATGAATTTTCATCACTCGAAGAAAATCACTAGGTAAAGCATAAGCATAAGAAAATTCCATTACTGGAGCTGTACTATTTTGAGCTAATTCAACTCTTTTAATTAAGCAGTTCCAGTTATGACCTCTAAAAACTCTATTTCTAACTGGCTCATATCTTTGGTTACATAACCTCGCATTCTTTGTATCTTCTGTTAATGCTGAGATTGTTGAAGCTCCTATTAAATTGAGAGCAGAATTACAAATATTTACTACTGATGCCATTAAGTTGCCTCCGTTTTAATTTCTTTACATTGAAATCTGATTGCTAATTTTTGTTCAATAATTTTTTCTTTATCTAAACTTGCTAAATGATTGTACGATTGTTTGTATCCTTGAAGAATACAGTCATAGTAATTATCAAATTCTAAAGCTACGACTTTTTCTGAATAGCAAGTTGATTGCACATTAACGAATGAGCAAAGATAAAGTATTATTATATATTTCATTAAATTCTTTTTGCATTCTAGGCGAGTTCCACTCTCGCTTTCCTCACCTAAAATTCTGTTTAAGAAAGAGGCGATTGCTCGCCTCCTTCAATTTGAAACAATGCTTAGTGAACGTATGTCACTTGCAATGTTATATCTCCAGCAGCAGCTGAACCAGCCGCAGTTTCGATAGTTAAAGCTATTCTCAAAGGAACGCCAGGATCTGAACTAAGTCCAGCATCTTCCCAAACGAAATTTGAAATAGCATTTACGTTCCTAACTTCATAAGCAACTTCTGTACCTACTATTACAGCCGATTGAAGAGCTGCTGATGCCGTAGCATAGCAATCTCGATTGTATCCATAAATACTTTTACGGTTCCAACAGAGCCTTTTTCTAGGAGTGTTCTTGGTGTTGTGTCTAATCTAGTGATTTCGACACCTTTAGCAGTAGCCATATTATTTAATCCTCCTAGATTATTCGTTACAAGGAATCTGAACTACTTTTTCTTCTTCCATACGAGTAGCACCAATATCCATCGAGTAGTAAACTTGAGTGGAATATGATTTATCTGCTCGTTCTGAAATTTTAGCAGTCACATCCTTGCCGATAGCTAGTTTGACCGCATCT